GCCGATGGGAATTCCTGTCTCCACAGAGACGGCTGCGATGTTATATGTTAGAGAGTCTCTGTGGATTCGGAAGAAGGGTCTGAAACCAACTGCACTGATTCAAGAGTGTCCAAGAAGTCAGCACCCCAAGGCTTGACTACTTTGCCATTCAGTCTCAATGCCAGCCACGCCAAGAAATAGACGTGTTCTAATTTCTGTTCTTCGCCAAGCAATTTTGCAAGGCCTTTTCCGAACTTTTGTTCAAAATCGACGATGATTCTTGGGCGTAGTGAGTATTCGCCTTCAGTTCCATCGGTGAGTTTGACTTTGATTTTTAAGCCATCCATTTGTTTCCCCCTATGATGTTGATTTACTTATTGCACCTGAAATTGGCCACGTCACCTGAACAGTTGCAAGAGCGCCAACTGCTGCGTTGATAGATGACCAAGATGTGATAACTGCATTGAAAGTGTATTTTGGATTGGTTGCCGAAACTGTGGCATTTTGTGGGCGCACTTCCATCGCCACCGATGTTCCAAGTTTCTTTGTGGCGTTTGTCGGATAAATCAACTGCTCAAGCTGACTACTTGCGAAGTCCTGCATCAGGTCAAGAGTGATGCTATTTGTCGCAAGTCCGGCAATCACTGACCTGTCAGTATCTCCAACCTTTGTTGTGTCGATTGTTTCATAAGTGGTGGAGATAGTGACAGATCGAGCGAAAGAGGAAATGTCCACACCAGCGAGAGAGATGTAAGCGTTGGTGAGAACAAGTTTGGCCATAAACTATGCAGTTGTCTTTGCGATTGCACCTGATACTGGCCAAGTGACCGAAGCCGTCGCCAATTCACCAACTGCACCATTTAGCGGTGTCCACTCTGAGACTAGAACGGTTGCGGTGTATGCAGGATTGGTCGCGGATGTTGTTGCGCCATTTGGCTTCACAACAACTGTGGTTGTGGTTCCGAGTAGCGGATAAACAGTTGCTTCAACCTCACCTGTGGCATAATCCTGATGAAACTCAAGAGAAATTGAATTGTCTGCAAGACCGCCGATGCGGGTGCGTGCTGCGGTGCTTGAGAATGCGGTTGTTTCAATAACATCAATCGAGGAATTGAGTGTCACTGAGCTAATCAAATCACTGAGATCAACTCCGTTGACAGTGATGTAGGCATTTGTAAGAACGATGCGTGCCATTATTTTTTGGCTCCTTCATGTGCTGGTTTGATTGTTGGTTGATTTGCTTCGATGTGGCCACCGGCAATGAGAGCTTCAATGTTGGTGCCTGCATCTTCTAGTTCTTTCAAGGTAAGAATCTCACCCTGCTTTTTTCCACAGACCACGCGGTCTGAGATGACTTTGTAACTCATGAGAGTCTCCTAACCCCAAAGCGTTAGTCTGTATCTATATGAGAGAAATGTGACACCTTGTGAGTCATAAGTGCCTGCTTCGGCTCCTGTAACTCGCAAAGTGTTTACTGCTCCCGACAAAGTGCGATCCGCTTCGAGTGCGGCCTTGATTGAAGTAGCACCTGACCCTGCAAGGTAGGCATCCAACTTGTCTTGACCTGTTCTTTCCGAAAAGCGTTGCACAATCACAAGCACATCAACTTGAGCTTGGTCAAGACCACGCGCATTGTCGATGTCGAATGTGAAATCTAATTGGCCTACAACGGCCGCAGGTGGCACGACCGTATCAGGGATTAAGTCATAGGCGCGAAGGCCTGTAATCGCCTGTAAAGCCGTTTTAAGCCTATCTCTGACGACACTTGGGTTCATACTGCTAGACCATTGTTTCGCTTCATTGGGCGAAGTAGCGCCTCAACATCAGGATCAAGTTTTGAAGCCAAGCGAACTGTGCCGAGTTCGGGCGTGCCTGCAATTCCGAAGGGCGATTGCTTTCGGACAAAGAGACGAGAGGATTGAATTAGACAGGCCTGATTCACTTCGGCAGGAATGGCAGTCCATCCCCAAACGCCGGTGATTTTGACCGCCTGTGGCAAGTAATAAGGGAAGACATAAGCGCCTGTGGCAAGAACGCGAGTGTAAGGCCAACCGCGACTCGGATTGTTGATTGGCTCTGTCATAAAGTCTGAAGTTGACCAAACGGTTGACCAAGTTTGATTAAAGTTGTCATCGGTGGCGATTTGAGTGATTGAAGTGAAATCATCTACTGCCAGTGACCAAGGGTTTTGCGCGGTGTAATAACGAACAACAGGTGAGCCTGAAGTGCCGTTAGCGTAGAAGAAGCGACCTGTGTAATCGTCAATCATTCTGCTTGTGGCAGTGATAGACAACTCAAGCAAAGCATCGTCACTTGTGTCTGTTATCGCTAGGGATGCCTTCAGTTCGGCGAGTGTTGCGTAACCGTTCGTGATTGCCACTAGATTTCCTCTTCTTTACCTTTGGCGGAGTCGAGCGTTCTAAATTCGGCTCTGCGGTTGCAGTTTCCTTGCGCCTCAGTCTTGCCATAATGCGTGATGCTTGTCGTCAAGCCAATAAGACTTTTGATGAGGCAAAATTGCGCCTGTGTTGACGTGTATCGGAAAGCCAAGTGCTTTGATACGCCGACAGAAAAGTAAGTCCTCGCCAATCCATTGACCATTTACAGGGCCATCCCAAAACCAACACCAATCGGTGCCTTGATTTGGGTCAGCATTGTCGCGCATTGCTTCAAGAACGCTTCTATGAATTAAAAGACATCCAGTTCCCGCAGCATCGATTTCAAAGACTGAATTCTTGTCGTATTTATAGAGAGGCAAAAATCCGTCAGGCGAATCTTGAAAGATTGCTGGAACAGGTTTTGGATAAGGCTTGCCAGGAACTCCGAAGCCTGCAAAAACTAAACCTGCGACGACAGGGCGTTCTTTATCGTGTGCAGTTTCGCACAACATATCGAAAGTCCGAACATCTAATTGTTCATCTGAATCAATCATCAGAAGCCAATCAGAAGTGGTCATTTCTAAAAACTGTTTCACAACGCGATTGCGTTGCTTTGAAAGTAGGCCTGAGCCTTTAATGCGAATGAATGGCCCAAGTTTGCTTGAGCGAGCTGATGCGAGTTGAATCAAATGATAAGCAAAGCCACCATTGACCATTCCTGGATCGCAAGAGCCGATTGAGACTTTGTGTGCAATTTTCATAGTTCCCCCGAACTTTTAGGAAGTGCAGAGACGAATAAGTCGGGGGGCCTTATCCGCCTCTGCACAATTTATTAAGTTGTGCCTAGTTCAAACTAGAAGCTAGGTGTTGACAATCCACTGCCTGAAATAATTGAACAGGCGGTTGGGTATCTTCCTGCGGTATAAGCTGCGTAGCCATAAACCACAGTCTTGATTGTTAGGTTTCCTGCACCTGTCGCATCGTAGCGAAGTGTGAATGGAGAACCTGGCTGCTCCCATAGGTGAGACTCGCCTGCGGTCACAACATAGATTTCATCTTGATTTGTTGTGGTTCCGTAGGTAGTTCCGATGTTTGCATCGGTCACGATTGGAAGACCCATCATCTGATAACCGGAGTTACCGTATGAAGCGGCACCTGCACCGACACCTGCTGCGTTGGTTGGGCCATTAGCGGCAGGAACAACGAGTGGGCGGTTTGTGCTATCCACTGCTGCTAGCAAGAATGCTAGGCGGCGTGGGTGCATTACGAAGTGAGTTGGATTGTTGAATGAATTGGTCTGAATCTGAGCAATCGCATCGGCCAACTTTGGATATAGCAAGGCAACTGTCGGTGCAGTTGAGGTGAAGGTGATTGCATTTCCACCTGATGCACGAAGACCAAGAATCTGTCCTGCATTGCCAGTTCCATTTAGGATTTGTGCATCAAGAGTTGTGTGCCAGCTCTTGATTAGGTCGGCTGCTACGAAAGCATCAATGCCTGTGCCTCTTTCGATCGCCTGTCGAGATATATCCTGTTGTCCGGCAATCGTTCTGATATTTACAGTAAGCAGCGAGTCGTCAACGTCAGTTTCGCTAACTGCATCGTTCTGTGTTACCTGAACGGCAGTGCTTGAACCTGTGGTCATGCGGGAAATGTTTAGAGTCATTCCGCTTGGTGGCAAGGTCATCTTGTTGGTTACGAAGTCAGCGAATGGGCGACCTGCGCGAGCCAATGGTGCTGCTAAATCGACGAGGTATTGTGGAATTACAAGACCGTCGAACTGAGCAGTTCCGACATCGCGGCGCTCGATTGACTCTTCGCGCTGATGACGAGCAAGGCGCTCTTGTGCTGCATAGTCAGATTTGAACTGTGCGCTGTAAGCATCCTTGAAGAATGAAGCACCTGATTCTGGTGTGTAAGTGCGTGCTTCTGAAGTTACCTTGAAACCGCCGACCTTTGGTGTTGCGATTTCTGCTACTGCGGAACGAGCTTCTGCGGCCTTCTTGTCGGCTGCTGCTTGTGCAGATAGTTTTTCAATTTTCTCATCGAGAGAACGAGATTCAGCGACTAGAGCATCAACCTTTGCGGTTTCCTCTGCGGTCAAATCGGTGCGGTTCTCTGCGGCTACTGCCTCAAGAACTGCATCCATTTCTGCCTTCACTGCATCACGGCGCTCTACTACTTTGTCAAGATATGACATTCGTTTTTGCTCCTTGTGAGTTTGGTTTGAGAGGTGGTGGCCAAGATGCTCGCGGCGCATATCGGGTGCGAGGTTGGCTCCGACTTCAATCTGTTCTTTTGAACAGAAATTTATTTTGTGGCGTTAATCAACGCTCTTGCCAAGCGAAGTGAAATCTTGCGACCTTCTTCTTCGGTGGCTTCAGGTAGCGGATCAATGTAGCGAAGTTCGCTCATCTTGTGACCAACCAAAGTTTCAGTTGGTCGCCATCCGTCACGGAACTCTTCATAAACTCGAATCAAAACGGCAGGGTCATCTTCCTCTGCGGTGATTGAAAATTCGGTGCCAGGAATGCCAAGCACGCCTTCTTCCATAATGTGTTCAATACGACCACGAGCAGTTCCACCGCTTGAATCCCATTCAACAAAGTCGCCGACTTCTTCGCGTTTTGCTTCTTCTTCCATTTCAGGAACTACACCAAGCAAAGTCTCAAGCATTGACTTACCTTCGCCTAGATATTCATAGGATTCGTCAATCTTGTCCAAGATAGCCTGCACAACGATAAGTGATTCGCCGGTCACTTCACGGCCTTCTTTCATTGCTGCGATTGCTTCCTTGATGTGTTCACGAGCCTCAACTGTGGTTGTTGGGTAGGCAGGATAAGTGACAACTGAAACATCACCGTCGGCCAAAGATACTTCGGTCAAAACTCGACGGCTTCTGTCGTCATTCCACTTCTGACGAATGACTCGGAAAGCAAATGACATCTGATCAACGTCGCCACGCTTGACGAGTTCGTAGATGTCACGGCCTTCTTGTGTATCTGCTAAATCTGCATCAAAGCGCAATCCGCGATCATCTTCTTCAAGTTTTAAGGTGCCATTCTTTGTGCGAGCTAGTGGCAAACCTTCGTGGTTAATCAAAAGGCGAACATCGGGTGTTTCGCTTAAAGTCTTGCGGAAGGCACCAGGAGCGATGCTCTCTTTGAATGGTAGTGGCACGCTTGAGTCATTGAAGACTGCTGCGTAACCTGAAAGGCGCATACCTTTGTCATCGGCTCGCGCTTCTACATCGCGCACATTGAAAGTGCGGCGTTCAATTTTCTTTGCCATTTTGCTCCTTGAATCGGCCTCGGCATTAAGGGCATCAATCTTTCGTTGCGCCCAGTTTTGCGCTCTGTCACTAAAGTCAGAATCTCCGCCCCATAACAACCAAGCAACTAAACCTGCGCCTGGATATTCAGGATGCGATGAGTCTTTGTTCTTTGGCGCTTGGCCGTCAACTTTGTGACGAGCAAACCAAGGTGCCATTTTGCGAACTTTGTTTTCGGTGATTCGACCTGCTGCCATTTCGCGTGCTTCACGCTTGGCGGTATCGGTCAGACCATCGCCCCCAAAACCATCGGCAACATATTTCAAACCGCGTGCTGCGTTGTCGCGGATAAATTGTGGAACGCTCAAATCAACTTGACGAATCTCTCCGCCTGGTTCCATATCCTCAGAAATTGAAACTGCAACCATTTGGTCGATTGCATCCTGCTTTGAACTGTGGCAACCGATAGTGGTGTAAGAGCCATCAGATTCTTCTTTGACAGTTGCCCAACCTTGGCAATCGCTTTGCTTGTCTGAGATGTAATAGGGCATCGGTTATCCTAGATTAGAAGCAGAACTTCGGAATCGTCTTCAAGAATTGAGAAGGTAATCTCTGCCATTGCCTGTGCATTGAAACTTCCCAAAGCAGTTGAAGCATTGGCCACGATTGTTGAAACCTCAACAACTTCAGGCGTTGGCGTTGGCGGGAAATAAGGTTGAACGAAGTTTGGAGTGCCACCGCCTGCGCCTGCGACACTAGGAGTTTCAGGAATCGTGTTTGCATTTGATTCCAAGCCACCAAGTAAAGCATCTGCGGTTGCTGAGATTACATCTGAAGCTCTAGCGGTTGCAGATAGCGAACCAAGGCTTGCACTTGCCTGTGCGTTATGAGTTACAAGAGAGTTTGCACTTCCTGACAATCCGCCAAGATTTGTCGAGGCTTCAGCGATGACAACTGGCCCAAGAAGGTCTGTGTCAAGGATGCCTGAATCAAGAACGAATTGTGATGGCATTCTAAGATGCGACGGTTAGTGAAGCGGTAAGTGATCCGCTTGGAATGGTGTAAGTATCACCTGCAACATAAGCGTTGCCAGTAATAGTGCCACTGAATAGAAAATTGCCAGTAGTAGCATTATCCCAAGCAGTGAAAAAAGTAGCATCCTGACTGCCAGCGATATTTGTCCAAGTGACGGCAGCATCCGAAGCGATTGAACCTGCCGTAGCAGATTCAAAAGTGACTTCTTTGCGAGTTGTTTCAGTTGCGGCATTTGCAGTTCCATTCGCCCCAGGGTCGCCGACGTGAAGTTTGACATAAACATTCGCGGCGGAATAAGCAGTTGCGTTTCCTACTGCATCAAGGAATTTGTTTGCTAGATAAGCACTCAAGCCTGTTGCCATTATTCGTCTCCCTCGATGAACTCTTCGATAACTTCTGCGATGCGACCTGCCTCGTCACGAATGACCTTCTTACGAACCTTGCGGCGGTCAATCTGATTTGTGACTTCGACCTTCGGTGCTTCAACATTGACTGTTGGCGCATCAACGCGAACTTCAGGTGATTCGAGCATCACCATCGCAGGCTCAATGTTTACATTTGGAGCAGCGACATTCACGACTGGCTCAGGAACCTGCACAACTGTTTGTGCGTTGCGAGCCTCGCGCACATCGTAAGCGGCAGAAGGATCAGTTGGGTCAATCTGTGCGATTGGTTGCAACTGTGAACTTGGCACGCCTGTGTGAGCGATTGGAACCATCTCGACCGCCTTTAAGACTTCTTCAGGATCAAAACCAACCTGAACCAACTTGCTCACAATGTCAGCACGCAAGTTCAAGCCAACATCCTTGGCATCTTCGGCATCGATATTCTGCAACGGCACTCGGAATTGGTCGCCTGCTTCTCCGATAGGGGCTAAATCCTCAACTGAGCGAACATCATTCAAACTCAAGAAGCCTTCACGAAGGCCTTTGGTGTAGGCCTCATAACGCTCAAGAGTTGTGCCACGAAGAAGTGCATCAAGATTGAATTTGATAAAGCCATCCGATTCAGGCAACAAAGCTGAAAGGCTTTGCTCAAGGCGCTCAAGTAATGGGCGAAGGGAATGTTGAACAAAGGAAAGATTCTGCGC